GAGATGTCGTTACAGTGAAAGGCTTTCTGAATGGAAGGATATGGGAACAGCCAGGAGAACGAAAATGCTTTATCTCCATAAAAGGTTTTAGCATTACAGTACAACACGCGGGAGCCCAGCAACAATATGAAAAACGAACCCCGGTAGAAAACACAACCACTAACGATGTGCCCCCGGAGACTAAAGCCCAAATTGATGCAGCACGAGCTGGGCTTACGAACACTAAGCCTACAGAGGGCTATGATGATATGCTTCCGTTCTAACAATTACACCATAAGAAAAGCCACCTCTACAACAAGGTGGCTTTTTTTTATTTGAACAATCATCGTCCGCCCCTCATGTTACGCCTCTTGACAGCTCTATCACTACGAGTTTTTCCCACACTAATCCTCTCATAAACAACCCTTGGAGCTGTTTCGCCTGGCTTGTCCCCATACCGAACACTCTCAACAACACGATGAGTTCCTTTCATTGGAGTAGCGTACGTGTACTTTGTCTCAACCCTGGTGCCCCTACGCCTGTTTGGAGTTACAGCTGTCTTCTTATTAATCAACACGCTTTCACTGGGATAACTTTTGCCCTTAGGATTATCCCCTCTAACACTTCTCGTACTTGGTCCATACGACAGCTTCCTTGGTCCATGCCCTACGTTAGGCATTCCTAGAGAAATTTTTGATGCAGCACCCCTCACGGCATCACTGGCGCCGCCAATTATTCTGCCCAGAGCGCCACTGCGTTGCTCCTTGACTGGCTTGTTGTTCCTATGCTTAGCAGGCTTAGCGAGCTCAGCTCTGCCATATTTCGGCTTAACATTCTGAGGGCCCCTAAGCCCTGTTCTTTGATTTGGTTTTCTTCCTGGCATCTCAATAAATTTTACATGAAACAATAACTACTACTTTTTCTAACATTAACCTCTGGCATTTCTATCTCCTTTAGTTGATGTTTTATTTCCTCGATTTTTTGAGCTATTAGTATATCTAATATCCCCGTTAGCCTGGTGCGATGCATCCTTCCCCCTCCTAGAGGCCTTCCCATGCTTCCTGTCGTACTTTCGGTTCTTTGTCGAAAGCTCGCTGCGCTTTTTCCTTTGCTCTGGTCTAGCGTTCACTTTTTTGTCTGTGGAGGCCTTCTTCTTACGGGCCTCTGGATTGTCCCTATAATACTTCGCACTCTTAGATAGAGAGCTGTAGGGCTGTTTTCTTGGTGCCATACGTATTAAATATTTGGGGAGAGCCCCGCGAATGGGTTGACTCCCTTCATTACATCTTCAGTACTTCTCTCTTCAAACTTCTTCGGACCTGCTCCACTCTGCCTCTGGTCTATGAGCTCGCTCTGCCGCGTGCTCTGGAGACTAACCCTCTTGTCCTTTCGGTCTTCCTTATACCCCTCAAGTGCTCTACGAACAGAACTCTTCTCCTTCTCTATTGCCATCTCCCATTGCTTCGTCAATGAAACCTTTTCCATTTCACTTTGGGCCTCAAACATTTTCGTGCGCGTCTCAAGCTCAGCCTTGAACATCATCATCTCCTTGTCCATCTCCATCTTCATTCTCTCTCGCTGCATATCTTGAACCCCAGCTGCCTGCAATTGCTCCATCTTGCGCTGATGTTCAATTTCAGCATTCTTCTGAGCCTCAAGCATTCTTTTCTTGTAGCGAGTTTTAATGATATGTTTGGCCAACTTAAGATTCTCGATTTCCTCTATATCAATCTTGTCCTCAATAGATATGGCTCCAGTCTGTAGCGCCTCATTCATCGCCTGAACAAATTGAGCTCTCTCTGCCTCAGTGGAGCGTAAATCTACGTTAACAATAAACTGATACTTATGAATATTGGCAACCTCCTTAATCATATCCGTCGTGTACTCTCCCATTATCGCCCGAACTACAGGCTCAGTTTCCCCAAAAACAGCTGCGGCATGCAATCTCGCCATTATAGCCTCAGAAGCCCTCTTCTGAATACTCATCAGCCCATTAAAAATGTTGTTTACAACCCGAAGAGAAGATGATACGGTACCAGAATACACTGATTCTGATGTCCTCGGAGGAGGAGCCCCTCCTACCGCCTGAGGATTAATCCCCGTGATGGTATGCAACTGAGACACAAGGGTGTTGTACACATTTATAAGTTCCATTAGTTCACGACCCTGAGAGTCAGGCATGTCATGGATAGGCATTCGTACATTCCCGGAATCATCAATTAATGAAGACCCAGAAAACAACAAGTCACCGTCATCCCTCATTATTTTAACCTGTTGGATGGGGGTTAGTTTTGTACCATCTCCCATCTCAAGGGTCCCTAAGCCATCAATATCAATAGCATACCCCTTCGGTTTCAACTTCAAAACGAACTGCCTTATCTTTATCCTTGTAATGTAGATGTCGTCAGAGATGTCTACTATTTTTCGCCCAATTGACTCCGATGATAGAGTGAACATGATAAACGGAGGAATGGCTTTTCTACTATTACCTGGGTCTCTCATCATGTCATCAACCAATTTATACCCGAAGACACATTCGGCCCCGGGGACATAATATCCCTCATACCACACCTCGTAGGGGATAGCCAAAGCATCTGACTTCATGTTTGGATTTGGCAACCAATAATCATCTTTATCAATGTATTTGTACCCTCCGTGCCGGTTGTACTTCTTCTTTTTCATGTCGTACCTGTTGGCCTTGAAGGTGAAGTACATAACATCCACTGTGTTCTGTTTGTCATCCCCGCTCATCTGCCTGTAATCCCCTCTGAATCCTGATAGATTTGCCAGGCTACGCAACTTATCTGGCGGGAGCTCATTATACCCAATCTTCTCAACCTGAGACAGCGTCATTGCCATATACTGACCGAAATAGAAACACTTGCTGGCATCACGAGTGTTGTCTACGTCTCGACTGTATATGAAATTGGCCACATCGTTATACTCAAACTGACAAACAGTTTCAGAGTCCGGAACAACCCTGGCCACTCCTCGCCCCACAACAGCTAAATCCTCTGCGATATGATTAAATGTCTCTCTCCAATCTGAAAAATCAAACACTTTTTGAATTGCTATTTCTGAGGCTATTTCTGAGGCTTGCTTGTACTCAAGCTCCATATAGGTGTTTAATTCGTCTTTAGACTCAGGAACAAACCCCTGGTGCCTAAAATCCATACCCATAAGTCTGCTCAACTGCTCGGCCTCCTCTTTTGTGTACATAGCCTTAAGCTTCTCTCTGCGAAACCGGCTTCTAGCCTCCTGTGAGTGCATATCGACTCCGGTGACAACAGTTCGGTACTTGTCATAGGAAAACCCCTCTACGATAGCATTCACAAATCGAGGCATTTCGGACGAGTACTTCCAATTTACCCTCAACGCGGATAAATCCTTATGCGTATTAAAAAGAGGCTTAAGGTGACTAGCATTAACCTCCCCCTTCATGTGGCTTCTTAACATTTGGATATCCGACCGCTCTTTAGCTATCAACATCGAGCCCCACTCGCTGTCAATGTATTGAGCCATTCTTTTTCCGAACTCCAGAGAATCCTTTTCGGCATTCCCCGCTAACATGTCTGGCATTATGTATTTCATCTCACATCAATTAAAACAGTAATAATCACTAGCCTTTATCGTAGCACCCGTAGCGCCCTTTGACTTATTCTTAAGTAAAAACTTTTGAGTCCCATATACAGCCAAACACGCTGACACGGTTGCATCAAAGCGAGTTCTATCGTTAATATCGAACTGCATCATGTCCGCAAGAAGCTCATTAAACGGACAATCGCCAATCTCACCATACTCTCGATACTCATCACTTTCAGCATACCCCAGATGGTCTTCCACATACTTCTGCAAGAATGCAGCCTGATTTTTAATCAAACTAACATCTGTACCTGGTATCCCTCCGTACATAGCCTCATCAGACGTAAGCTTTAATTTATCTGGTCTACGCATAGAGTATCTGGTAAGCCCAGCCGCATGCATAACTTTAAGCAACTCAGGGATATTATTCTCAATGAGGGCCGGCATGCTATAATACACCACAGCCATCATTGCATCATCAAAAAATATCTCCAAGTTCTGTGGCCGACCTATGTATGTCAGAAAGAACGAGTTTTTTGGAATCCCATCTATAGGGTGCTCCCCGATGTACCCAATGATAGACCCCTTAGAACCATGGCCATACTTAACCTTATTTACTTTATATGGGTCAATACCAAAACAACCTATTTCCAACACTGGAGACTTCCTACCCAGCTTCATTCTATACATATTCACAGAGCCATCATCCGGGAACCACGATATCTTAAATCGCCCTCCATTTGTTTCATAAAATTCAGCTCCGTCCTCATGGTCAAAACCATTTTTCCACCTAAAATTACCAATCTTATACGGATAACTACCAATATCCAGGTATGTCTTATCGTTATAATCCATCTGGTCCTGAATCTTACCTACGTTAAAAATAGAGTCCTCAGAGGCTATTCTGAACATGTCAGACTCAACAATAGGGTCCTTACGCTTCTCATCGTTCAAAGCTTGAGCGTCATTCCTATAGGGAGCCCATAACTCCTCAAGATACTCTCGAACACCTGTGGTAATCCAATTGCCATCAACACCCAAAACAGGCTTGTCAGGCTTAGACGATATACAATTACCATACCTATCAATAAAGCCTTCATAGTTGTCTAATGACGATATGAATATTTTGTATAACCCAGTGTTCGTCCTCCCTGATAAATTTCTCTGAGTTAAGTCGGATTGATAATAAAGGTATTTAAACCTATCCCCAGACTTAGCCGCGTCGTCGTTATACTCAGCACCCGTAACATACTCCACCGTGGATAATAAAAAAGCCTTACCTCGAATAATGCTGCCAGTCATTAATGTCTTACGAACCTTAGACCAGTGAGCTATATTGTTTGACATCAGCCACTTAGAAAACTCGTCCCCTATATAAAACTTCAACTTCAAAGAGTCATAAGAATCCTCTTTTGTAGCCTGATAATCTATCGTTGTGTTTAGCTCGTCATATTTAACCTCGTCAGCCTGGTTGTTTCTTGTCGTTCTCTTAGATGGAGTTGAAAATACTAATTCCTTTTTTAGCCCCTCTCCTGTATTCAATGGCTTGAATATAAAAGACAAATGCTTAAACATTGTCGACATCTTCTCGAAAATCTTCTTAGCGTCATCGTCTTTCTTAGACGTCATGCCAAAGAGAGAATCCCTACTAGATATCCCCTTTGTCAAAGAGAAGGCTGCGGCCACAAATGTAGCCCCTGTGCGCCTGGTCTTCCCGAGTATAGCGCCCAAGCTCCTATAGTCTAACCAACAAGCCTCCAGGAAGTAGAACAAATCCCTGTGAGCTTTCCTGAAATGGAACCACCCACCATCGTCAGCATCTGTCTTATAATGAGCCAAGAGCATGTAATTAGCCCCGGTTATGTATTCTGGCTCACCGTTATTCATAAACCAATACCCCTCATCTCTACGACGAAACTCCTCCTCTATCTCGTCCCTATAGATGTGAGCGGTGGCTCGGCTCAACCCCTCTGGCAGCAATGGCCGCTCCCAATACTGGTCCTCAGCCTTCTTCTTTGAATTTGGAAAGTCTTTCTTTTTTGGTTTCTTAGGGAGAGCAATTCTCAACCCATAACAGACAACAATATCCCCTACGGTCCCGTCGTATGAAATGACAACAGCGTCAAGGTCGGGATTGTACCCGGGCTCTATCTTTCTTTTCTTCTTAGCATAAAAACCATAATATGCATGGTCTTCAGCCAATCCAGACTTGTAATCATTAGTGTTTAATGAACGAACCCCATCCCCACTCTCTATTGACTTTACAACATCCTGTAATTCAATAACACCAGAGAAGATTTCATTCATGTAATCATACGCTTCCTGCTTAGCATCAATCTCGCTATTAACAGAAGCACTAGACTGTGTTGTTTTAACCGACCTACGCATGACATCAGACAGCTCTTTCATCGCCTCCTCTGCCGCAGATACTAATGAGTTTAATGTGTCTCGATACCAATCAGCATGCTCGTTTCTAGCCTCTTGAGTCTCCAAGGATTGAAGCTTCGACAATAGGTATTTAGCCCGCATAAAAGCGTTCTTCTTTACCTTGACAGAGCTCTTAATGTCGGACCCCTTATAGTCATCGTCAAGGATAAGCTTCCCCTCCAACACAGATGTTAACTCTGCGATAGAGGCTCGCAACACTCGTATCCTATTTCGATTATCTATCCTCATACTTGGCAAAAATCCAACGACTAAACATACAGTAAAGAGTCTCTCCCCCTACCTCAAACTGATACTCAGAATCCTTTTCAAAAACAACCTTGTCACCAGGAGCCAGTCCACTATCAAACATAGCATCATCTACATACACCAGCTCCCCCACCTGCGGAACTTCCTCCTCATTACCAGGAATAAATAAGAACGTATCAACCTTCTTTCTATACA